CTATCCCACAAGATGTGCAAGAGTTAGCTCTTGGTCCTGATGCAATTATGCGTTCTGCTAACCCACAAGGTATTCGCCGTGTTCCACTAGAACTACCACCTGGAGTCTTTACAGAGTCTGGCGTATTAGAACGTGAACTACGTCTTGGTGCTCGTTACCCAGAGTCTCGTTCAGGTAACATTGACGCATCAGTTGTAACAGGTCGTGGTGTGCAAGCACTACAGGCTGGCTTTGATACACAGATCAAGGCAGCACAAGCACAGTTTGCTCGTATGTTCCAAGAACTTATTTCTATTTGCTTTGAAGCAGATGAGAAAGTATTTGGTGGTATTCCAAAGACAATCAAGGGTTCAGATGATGGAACACCTTACGTTCTTAAATACATCCCATCTCGTGACATCAAGGGCGAGTATGGCGTAGATGTACGTTACGGAATTATGTCTGGTATGGACCCAAGCCGTGCCATCATTGCTTTACTACAAATGCGTTCAGACAAGCTCGTATCTCGTGACTATGTGCGTCGTGAGATTCCAATGGACTTAAATGTTACGCAGGAGGAACAACGTGTTGATATTGAAGAGATGCGCGATTCTTTGCGTGTTGCTGTTGCACAGTATGCTCAGGCAATTCCAGCCCTCGCAGCGCAAGGTCAAGACCCTAGTGAGATTATCTCACGTATCGCAAGTGTTATCCAAGGTCGTCAAAAAGGACAATCACTAGAATCAGTTATTGAAAAAGCATTTACACCAGAACCACCACCACCTGCGCCAGATATGGCGATGGCAGGTGGACCTCAACTTCCAGCAGCAGGTGCGGCCCCCGCCCCAGCCTCAGCGCAACCTCCACAAGTACAAGGTGGTACGGCCCCTGCTGCTGGTCAAAAACCCGATATAGCCCAACTACTAGCTGGTATAACCGGCGCAGCATAAATAAGAGGAGGTGTAATATGAATAAAGGATCACGCGCAAAAGCATCTATGGCAGCGCCAAAGCAGGGCAAGATGGATACATCAAAGCCAGCAGGAGGCAAAGTAATGTTTGGAATGATGTCTAAAGCCAAAAAAGGTAAGACAGTAAAAAAGGGATAATAACTTTTTAAGGGAAGGTGTACTGGGCGATGAAAAATAATGATTACATTCCTCGTCCAGTGCGCTTTCTTGACTTTGTAGTTATCGGTGTAGGTTTTCTACACAACATAGCATCATCTGTTGAAACATTAACAGGTGAACTAATGGAACTATCTATTTACCATTCAAATCATATTACCCAAACCAACAGTGCTTGGGAAGATATGGCAAACGATTTAGAAAAATTAGAGGAGGACAAACAGTGAGTATGATGAATCCACTGGCTGGACCAGCAGGCCCAGGTAAGTTCTCAACACGTACCGATAATTTGCAAATGGGATCTACCGGATACGGTGAAGGCGTTGATACACAGGCTATTAAGTCTGGCGCTCCGCTTTCTACAACTCCAGATGTACGTCCTGCTCGCGCAGGCGATGTGCGTCAAGCAGCCGCACAAGCACCACTAACAGAATTATACGCACCATCACAACGTCCAAATGAACCAATTACATCAGGTATTGACAGAGGCCCAGGACCAGGTTCTAGTGCTTTAATGATGCCTGGAGCAATGGTAAAAACATCTGACACACTAGCAAAAATGTTGCCATATGACACAGACGGTTCTATTGCCATCTTGTATCAGCAGGCAATAGCGCGAGGTGACTAATTGGCTGATCTTACCGCCGCTGCTAATGCTGCAGGTTTAAGTTCTGCAGAAAAGAAAGCGATGCAAGATCTATCTAAAACTCTTGCTACACATCGTGAACTATCAAATTTGCCAACAAACGTTGCACAACAGGCTTATGCGTCTAAGACCCCTGCACAACAAGCAGCTCTTGTAAAGGTTGCAGGTAATGAAGATCCAGCAAAAAAAGCCAACCGTGGTTGGCTAGGCACTGCTTGGCACTACACACTTGGTGGTGCATTTGGAATTGCTCAAGAAGGCTCAGACCTTGCTACTCGCTTAGCACGTACAGCTCTTATTACGGTAGATCAAGGAGTGTCACCTTTTGGTAAAGGTGGCGCTTGGGACATTGCAAACGATAAGGGCGATAATGTCTTTAGTCCTACTCGTATTGATACAGCAAAACGTCAATATGGTAATGATCGTATTGCTGTTGCTATGCGTGTTTCTAAGGGAGACAAACTTAGCGACATTATTGCTACCGGTACTGATGCTGAAAAGCAAATTGCTTCTATGGTTCAGCAGAACAAAGATACTCTTTGGAATGATGCGTTAGATACAGTCAGTGCTGCTAAGTACTCACCAGGTCGTGCTGTTGCCAATGTTATTGACGCATTGACTCCTGGCGATTTAGTTAAAAATGGTTTTATGTATAAGACTATCTCTGGTGCAGTAGATGCTGCTTACCGAGTTTATGCAGATCCATTACTTGGTCTTGGTAAGGCTAAGAAACTTGTAGACATTTCACGCTATTCATTAGATGTAGTAGTTGGTGGAAACAAGGTTGAAGAAGTTTTTGCACGTCCACAAGTTGCTGGATTTTGGAATACTTATGGAGCACAACTTACTAAGTATCGTGATGCCACTACAACTGCTGAAAGAGTTGCAGCAAAAAAGCAACTAGCAATTACAGCACCTGAATTTGGTGATGCAGTTATTAAATCTTTTGTAAACATTGACACTCCTATCAAGGATGCCAATACAGCCAAGGCTTTCTTTATGAACGCAAATCAAACTGCAGAGATGATGAAGGGCCAGATTGGTCGCAAGCGTGTGATGATTCCACGCCTAGATCCACTACGTCAGGCTCGTATTAAAACAGTTACTACTGCTAACAAAGTATTTAACATTGACTTTATGGGTTCTAAGTTTGTAGATAATCTATTCTTTGGTGGCGCAGCCACAAATGATGGAATTAGAGATACAGTTACTAATAACCGCCAAGCAATTGTTGACGCAGTTAAACCAAATTTTGAAGCTAAAGGTATGGCTCGTTTTTCAATGGAGCAGGTTCAATACCGTATTGATCGCTTTAAGGCTAAACTTGAGAATATCCCTATCTTTGAAAACAATTCATTAGATGTTACTGCAGGAGATGCAGCTAAAAAAGTTTATCAGTATGCACGTTTAGTTCTTCCACGTAGCGATGCAAAGTTAATGGCACAAGCATTTGATGATGCTGAAGTAGGACTCAAGAAAGAAATCTTTTACGGACTGCAATCAACCATTGCAGACATCCGTGGTCTTAATGTAACTAAAGAAGGTCAGCCAATTGCACGTGCTTTACAAGGCAAGGCAGAACCTCAGTTTGCATTGAACCAACTTAGAAATGGTGTTGACTACAACCCAGCAGCACTACCTAGTGGTGAGCAAGTTGGTCTTATTCTTTCAGATATGTCTGACTACGTAACCACTCTTAGTATCCGTGATATTGACCGTGCATCAGCGCGATCTGGTTTAGTCCAACGTTTATTAGGTGTAGCACATTCTGGTTGGGTAGATAAGATGACCAGTGCTTGGTCCTTTGCAACTCTTGCTGGTCCACGTTACGCCATTCGTAACGCAGGTGAAGACTTAATGGTCCACCTTGCTATTGGTGAATCACCATTTGGTTTAGTTAAAGCTCGTATGCTTTCAACACGTTTGCGTACAGCACAACAAATGGAAAAAGGTTTAACTAAGTTTGAACAAACTGCAGCAAATCCACTAGGTGGTGCGTTGCGCTTTATTAACAAGAAAGAATCAAAAGCCTATGGCGCTGCTATTCAAGCAGCAGATGGCGATATAAACCAGATCCGCGAGATTATGGCTAATGCCCTTAATGAAGGCAAGATGGCTCGTTTTTATGAAAAGACTGGTTTAGGAAAGTTTAATGAATCAGATCGTGCAGCACTTGCAATGCAGATTAAGCACGGAGATTTAGACAATGCCTTGATGGGTGTTGTTGAAGGTGGTAAGAACTCTTTTACTGGAGTAGATGCCTACACACGTACACTTAATTTTGCTCGTGCAAACAAAGTTCGCACAGAAGAACTTAAATATAATTTACCAAAGAATATGAGTCGTGCCAAGGGTTCACGTGGTATGAGTCGTATGGCACCTCTTGCTAGTACAGAGTCTGAAGTGGCTTGGGCTATGCGTATTGGATATTACTCCAATGATAAACTAGGTGGTATCGCAGTTGCTAACCTTGATAATGAAAAGGTAGCAGTTGGCAAACTATTTGCTTGGCTATCAGATCCAGAAAATTCTAAACTGGTTAAGTCTTTCCGTTTGGAAGAAAATGGAATTAGCAAAGAAGAACACGCACAGCGCGTCTATGATGCAGCAAAGCAACTCTTTGTTAAAAACGATGGATCAACTATTAACCTTAATTTGCTAGACAAGATTCGTAAGTACGATGACGTCAATGGCGAGTACAAAATATCAGGTCAGATCTCATTAGATGATCTACCAACATCTGTAGAAGATGCTCCTCAATATATTCTTGGACCACAGTTAGTAGCTGTATCTGATACAGGCAACTACACAACATCTTTGATGGAGTGGGGTTGGGACTGGTTAGGTAATGCTAATGCTCGTTTCTCACGTGAACCTATGGTTCTACAAGAGATGATTAAAATTCGTAAAGAGTTTGATAAGACTGGTTTCTCAGATGCTTTTATTGCAGCTCATAAGCGCGGCATCACAGATGAGAAAGCACTTATTAAAGCAGAGGCAAGTGCTCAAAAAGAACTAGCAACTATTATCGAAGAGCGTGCAGCATCACAGACTCTTGCATATGTTGATAATCCTTTAGTACAAAGCCAACTTGCTTTCTCTGGACGTAACTTTGCACGCTTCTATCGTGCTACTGAAGACTTCTATCGCCGTGTTTACCGTGTTGTACGCTACAACCCAGAGTCTATTGCTCGTGCATCTCTTACTTATGAGGGAATTACGCACTCAGGTTGGATTCAACACGACGATCAGGGTGAGCCATACTTCATTTACCCAGGTACACAGTATGTTTACAAGGCAGTACAAGCTGCAATGACAGCACTAGGCGTACCAGCAGAGTTTAAGGTACCAATGCCAGTGCAGTTTGGTGCTAACTTAAAAATGCTTACACCATCTTTGAACCCAGACTCTGCAATTCCTACACTTGCTGGTCCATTATCAGGTATATCTGTCAAGGTGCTATCTAATATCGTAGGAATTTTTGACAAGGGTGCAGCAGATACCATTACAGGTGCGGTACTTGGTAAGTATGCAATAGATCAACCTATGGTTTCAGCTTTCTTGCCAGCACACGTTAACCGCATCTATGCAGCAATGAACACAGATGAGCGTGATAGTCAATATGCCAGCGCATCTCGTAAGGCTATTACCTATCTTGAAGCATCTGGACACGGATTAAAGCAGAAGTTTGACGCAAACAATAATCCGATTCCATTTACTTCTAAAGAACTTGAAGATTATCGTATTAAGTTAAAGAACAGCACACTTGGTATCTTAGGTATGCGTGTTATCTACGGTTTTGTAGCACCTGCCTCTCCTGCTGTACAGCTCAAGTCAGATATGAACGACTGGGTACGCGGTAATGGTGAGGCAAACTTTAAGCAAGTTTGGTATGGACTACTTGACAAAGTTGGTGACTATGACAAAGCAATGGCTGAGTGGGTTAAGTACTTCCCAGACCAAATGCCATTTACTGTTTCAGAATCAGAGCGTTCAAC